GTTAAACCTAAAGATTGGGACATGATTATAAATCCATTGATGAAGAATCACGAACCTGTGGAAGCACCAGAAGGTGTAACAACAGCAGATCAATTAAGAAATCATTTAGAAGAGTTTTGTTTAAACAGGCATATTGGATCAGATGTTACTGATCTTAAAAAAGGTGGAGTATGGACGAACGATGGCTATCATCACTTTGTTTTCAGTATGTTTTATAGTAAATTTTTAATTAGACAGAGATGGGAAATAAATTATCAACGCACAGCACAGATGTTAAAAGATTATTGCAGTTGTGATGATAAAAAAAGAGTGGGAAAAGAAAGAGCTTCTGTTTTTACAGTAAAACAGTTTGATAAGAAAAAAGAAGATTATGTTCAAAAAGAATTAAAACCGAAGGATGTGTTCTAATGTTAGATATAACTGAGTTAAATTTTGTTGGAGATCAACGACCATACATTATAAATAACCAAGAATATAAATTTAAAAATGCTGCTAAAGAAGCTTTCAAAGAATTTAGAAAAACTATTCCTATAGATATCTGTTTAGATGAAAAAGACACCCTTGTTATTTTTAATATCATGGATAGATATTATAGACTTCCTGCTGGATGGAGAAAATATAGACCCTTCGTTCAAGGAGTTAGATATACCGAAGGTCACAAATGGCCTGATTTAACTTTTTTCTTTAACTTAAATGAATCGTTTCCCGAAGATGAGGACTTAATCACCCCCCGTATTTATAATCCTTCGGTAATGGGTAGTTGTTTATGTTTTGGTTCCCCAAATGTTCACGGAGCAGCGCATAATAGCACTTATGTAGCCAAAATGTTTCGATCAGCGGTTGAGGATCAGATTTTTAATTTTCGAATAAATAGTCAGGCTCAGTCAGGTATTCATGAAATACATCATGCTGATATTACTTTTAAAAATATTGTTCTTAGTTTTATGAATAATGTTATGAAAATTAATGATCGGGATAAATTTGAAAAAGAAATAAGATCTTTGGGTAAATATACGGCTGGGGAAGGACAAATCTTTAATCCAAATATTCCAAGAGCTATTACGATAAGAGATGCTTTTGCAGCATATCATCAGAAATATGCTAAATTAATTGTAACTTTAAAAAAGCCACATAGAGAAGAAACATCGGAAGAAATAAAATTTAACACTTCTTTGAGACATAAAATAAAGGAAACAGAATGAGATATGAAAACGTAAAACCAACGACGTATAAGGGCATGGATTATAGAAGTAAGTTAGAAAATAGATACCTTATTCATTTAAAGGAACATTTAAAGTTTGATATAGACTACGAACCTGAAGTACCTGGATTGTTTGGTTATCAACCTGATTTTGTTATATATCCCCATAAGGAAAGAGATGATTATTTTGAATACAAACCTATTTATGTGGAAATAAAACCAATACGAGAAATTTCTACTTATTATGATGATCCCGATTATGATGAGTTTAGAGAAAAAATAAAAAGATGTTGGAACCCTAAAAATGATTTAGTGCTTTTTGGTTCTAATTTATTAAATAAAAATAACCATGCATGTTTGGCTCTTTGTTATGATGGTAAAATATTTGATCATTTAACTTCATATAGTTTTGATTATTCTTTTGATACACATAGTCCCACTCAAAATATAGGTTTACAATTATTTGGTCATTCGGAGTATCTTCAAAAAGACGGCAATCGTGATGAAATTTATAACCAAGAAGATTTAGACCATATGGATCGTTCGTCTATATATTACAAACAAAAACAAGAAGCTTTAGATAAAATAGAAACATCATGGAACAAAGCTTGGTCTAAATTACAGTGGAAACCACGTAGACAAACAATTAGAAAAATATGGCGTTAATAAAGTTTAATAAAAAATGAAAACAATAGTATTAGGACCACCAGGTACAGGTAAGACAACTACACTATTAAATAAGGTAGATGATTATTTAAAAAAAACTGATCCAGATAAAGTGGGTTACTTTGCTTTTACACAAAAAGCAGCATATCATGCCAGAGACGAAGCAATTAAAAAATTTAATTTAACTGAGGATGATCTTCCATACTTTAGAACTCTACACTCATTAGCATTTAGAAAACTGGGACTTAAAAAAGACCAGGTTATGCAACAAAGACACTATAAAGATCTTGGAAAAAAATTAGGATTTCCAGTGTCTTATGCAGAACACCAAGAAGATCATGGTATATTTACTTCTGATAGTGAGTATTTACAAATTATACAATTAGCACAACTTAGAAATATTACACCTGAACAACAATATAATAGAAGAGAACATACTCAAGATTTAGAATTAGATAAATTACGTATCATTCATAATGAATTAAAAAGATATAAAAAAGATTATAACCTAATAGATTTCAATGACATGATTTTAGATTTTATAAAATCAGATAAATCTCCAAACTTTGACGTTGTATTTATTGATGAGGCACAGGATTTGTCCTTAATGCAATGGGATATGACTAAAACTATTTGGGATAAAACAGAAGATACTTTTATTGCTGGTGATGATGATCAAGCTATTTTTAAATGGGCTGGTGCTGATGTAGATTCTTTTATAGCTTTACAAGATCAAATGATCAATCTTCCATTAATACAATCACACAGAATACCTATGAAAGTTCACCAACTAGCAATGGGAATCATAAATAAAATTAAACATCGAATAGATAAAACATGGAAACCTAAAACTAATGAAGGAAGTTTACACCGACACTTTGATATTGATGCAGTAGATATGTCAAAAGGTGAATGGTTAGTACTAGCCCGAACCAAATACATGTTAAAAGAAGTAGAAGATGTTTTATATCGTAAAGGCTTATATTATGAAACTAAAAATAAACGTAGTTATGAGAAAGATTTGCAAGAAGCAGCTACAGATTGGGAGCATTTAAGACAGGGTCAATTGTTAAGTTATAAACAAATTGAAAAAATCTCTAAATATGTGGAACCAAACTATTGGGAAAAAGAAAAAATAAAAGGTATGGTTAAAGGATCTTTTTATGGAATAGATCAACTTACAAAAGATTATGGATTAAAAACTAAAAAAGTTTGGTATGAAGCATTGAAAGATGCAGGATCACGACGAATAGAATATTTAAGAAAGATGCGGGCTAATGGAGAATCTTTAAATAAAAAACCAAGAATAGAATTATCTACTATTCACGCAGCTAAAGGCGGTGAATCAGAAAATGTAGCATTACTCACTGATCTCACTAAAACAACAATGGAAAATTATGAAAAAAATCCCGATGATGAAAATAGATTATATTATGTAGGTGCAACACGAACGAAAGAAAACTTACACATTATAGAACCAAAACAATATAACAAAGGATTTATTATATGAAACCATATGATAAACAAATCGGAGGATCACACTATCAGAATTTTAAAATTCAACCAAGTAAATTCGTAATCGAAAACGAGTTGCTATATCCTGAAGGATGCGTTATAAAATATATCTTAAGACACAGATTGAAAGGAAAAAAACAAGATTTAGAAAAAGCAAAACATTTTATTGATATGATCATAGAAAGAGATTACTCCGATGTATAATCCGTTACCACCAAGACTTACAATTAAACCTTCTGTAATTAGTGGATTAGGATTATTTGCAACAGCAGGTATTGCTCAAGGAACAAATTTAGGAACCACTCACATAAAAGTTGATGACATAATTTTTAGAACTCCTTTAGGAGGTTTTATTAATTGTGATGAAAATGCTAATTGTGTTAAGGTTGAAATGAAAACCGAAGGTTCGATTACAGATAAATGGAATTTAGTAACACTAAGAAATATTAATAATGGAGAAGAGCTTACATTAAAATATACATTTTACACTGTGAAAAAAGACTTTTTAGAAGAAGCAGAGAAAGAAAAAAAAGAATTAGGAGAATCTTATCAAGAATCATTAAGACAAACTAAAGAGAGAATTAAATGATACAACAACCACTTTTCAAACCACAAACAGAATGGTTACCACCAGAAGAATTTCCAGATTTATCAAAGCATGATGAAATTTCAATAGATCTAGAAACTAAAGATCCTAATTTAAACACTAAAATGGGCTCTGGTTCTGTTGTAGGAGTAGGAGAAATTGTAGGAATAGCTGTAGCTGTTAAAAATTGGTGTGGGTATTATCCAATCGCTCATGAAGGTGGTGGTAATATGGATAAAGCCAAAGTTTTAAAATGGTTTCAAGGAGTATTAAATACACCAGCTACAAAAATATTTCACAACGCCATGTATGACGTTTGTTGGATACGAGCGCTCGGTTTAAGTATTAACGGTAAAATAGTCGACACAATGATAGCATCGGCTTTGGTTGATGAAAATCAAATGCGTTATGACTTAAACAATTGTTCTAGAAGATACACTGGAAAAGGAAAAGATGAAACAGCTTTATATGAAGCTGCAAAGTCATGGGGTGTTGACGCCAAGGCAGAAATGTATAAACTACCTGCCATTTATGTTGGCGCATATGCAGAAAAGGATGCTGAAATAACTTACGAACTTTGGCAAGAACTTAAGAAAGAAATTTTACACCAAGATTTAAATTCTATTTTTCAATTAGAGACCGAACTTTTTCCCTGCCTCGTTGATATGAGGTTTTTAGGAGTTCGTGTAGATGTTGAACAAGCTCACAAATTAAAATCAGAATTACTAGAACAAGAAAAAGAGTGCCTACAACTAGTAAAAAAAGAAACATCAGTAGATGTTCAAATATGGGCTGCACGTTCCATTGCGCAAGTTTTTCAAAAACTTGACCTGCCCTACGACACAACTGAAAAAACAAATTCTCCATCATTTACTAAAAATTTTTTAGTGAATCACCCCCACCCACTGGTGAAACGAATAGCCCGAGCTCGTGAAATAAATAAAGCTCATACCACATTTATTGATACCATATTAAAACATAACCATAAAGGAAGAATACATGCTGAAATTAACCAATTACGAGGAGATAATGGAGGAACAGTAACTGGAAGATTTTCGTATTCAAACCCAAATTTACAGCAAATACCAGCTAGGGACAAGGACCTTGGACCAGCTATTAGGTCATTATTTATACCCGAGGAAGGCCATACATGGGGTTGTTTTGACTATTCTCAACAAGAGCCTAGGCTGGTAGTACATTATGCAACTTTACAGAATCTCTATGGAGTGGACGAAGTGTTGGAAGCCTATAAGAAAGGAGATGCAGACTTTCATGACATCGTTGCTGATATGGCAGAGATACCTAGATCACAGGCCAAGACTATAAACCTTGGTCTGTTCTATGGTATGGGAAAAAATAAATTACAAGCAGAACTTGGTGTGTCTAAAGAAAAAGCTGAAAATCTTTTTAAACAGTATCACAACAAAGTTCCATTTGTAAAACAACTAATGGATAATGTTATGCAACGTGCAGAAGATTCTGGAAAAGTAAGAACTCTTTTAGGGCGTCTTTGTCGTTTCCATTTATGGGAGCCAAATCAATTCGGAATTCATAAAGCATTACCTCACGAACGAGCGCTCATGGAACACGGACCAGGGATCAAACGTGCTTATACTTACAAAGCTTTAAATAGGTTAATACAAGGATCGGCAGCAGACATGACGAAGAAAGCAATGATAGAGTTATATAAAAAAGGAATTATTCCTCATATACAAGTACATGATGAATTAGATATATCTGTTATAGACCATACTCATGCAGCACATATAAAAGAGATAATGGAGTCTGCAGTAACACTTGAAATTCCTAATAAAGTAGACTATGAATCGGGCCCAAATTGGGGTATAATAAAATAAAAACGGAGGGAACTATGGAAAAAGTTAAACAATACACTAAGAAAATGTGGACATTAGTTACGACTAATAAGAAGGTTACTATTGGTGTTATTATAGCTGCAATCATAATATACGAACTAGTTATTAAGTAAGCTATGACCCATGGCCTATCTAAATGCAAACATTCCTGTAATGTATTCACAGATCAGGAGAGAATATCTCTATGATCTTAAAGAACATTATGGAGAAGTTGAAGACTGTATTATATTTGGCCTGGCATCTATCACAGGACGTCCTATATTATTTCACGCTATTATGGAAAACGGTGCAGTATTCTATCGCTTACCAATTAGCGCGTTTATTCAAAGAGGATATAACATCTCCAAGGTCCCCCAGCGAAGGCTGGATGAACTTGAGCTTTGGAATTGTTTTAGCTATTATCCTGCTGTCACTTCTTATGATATTTTAGATGGCCAATCTGGTTCATATTTCGGAAAAGATAAGCAAAAACACCCTGGGGCGTACCTTTTTACAGTTGACTGGGCCCACCCAGAGAGTAATATAGTAGACACTGATCATTCAGAAATACCGCACGAACATAAGTGCGCACACATCCTTGCTTTAGAGGATGGAAATTATGCAGCACAACCAAACAATCGTATCCTTTGGGATATACCTTCATTCACTGTCAAGGATGAAGTACCTGATTGGAAAGTGCAAACTTCAGAGTGGAACGTAGAAGACACTCGTAAATGGAAAACAGAAGATACCGATAGGTTCTTCTATAACATTGAGGAGAAAAAAGATGATTAAAAAAATCTTAAAATTTATTTGTTGGCCATTTAAAAAATTTATAGACTGGTTAACAAGTGGATTACCCGAAGGAAAATAATGGTTAAATGTAAAAATTGTAATTGCGATTGTCACTGTGATGGTGGTTTACACGCAGATGTATATGGAACATGCACTTGTGAAAATTGTGAATGTAAAAATGGTAAAGATAAAGCAGAAGATTCAACATACGAAAACAATGGTCTTGTAATAGACGACACAGAAGAATGTGAGGC